TTCTGCTGCTTTGCCAACAGCCTTGTACACCCACCCTAACACTAACTGGGTTTGGTCATCTATTGCAGAGGGACCACAAGCCATCTATGTATCAGGCTACGACCCAAACGGTACTTCATCTTCTGTCTTTAAGATTGGATTGAATACAGCCACAGCTAACTCTCTAGGCTTTCCAACACTAGAAGTACCTACAGTTATTATTGATATGCCAGAGGGTGAACGCATTAATGACTTCGATATATACCTTGGAGCATACGCAGTCCTTGCAACAAACCTAGGATTTAGAGTAGGTATTGCAGATACTGCTGGAGATGTCCAGTATGGACCGCTTCTATTCAAGGATGCACCTTGTAACAACATTGCTTTCCGCGATAACTTTGCCTATCTATCATCAAAGATAGATGGAGCAGCAGGTTTAGTCCGTGTGGATCTATCTACTACTGTCCTGGGCAACTCATTGTTTTTCCCTTGGGCTTGGGACTTGGTTGCAGCCGGTACTACAACTACTGCAAGTCAGGTTGCATTCTTTGGTAACTCAGACAGAGCAGCATTTACTAATGGCAATAACACCTGGGCAGAATCTACAACTAGCGTAGTAGCAGAGGGTTACTTGCGTACTGGTTACATCCGGTATAACACACTAGAGACAAAGATCTTTAAGTTAATCCAAGCCCGTGTCAGCACTGACAATGGTGGTATAAACATTGATTCTATTGATGCTGCCGATAATTTCTATCGCATTGGTACCTTTGCACAAGGTTCATCAGTACCAGAAGTTAATGTGAACTACCCACAGGCAGCACAAGAATACCTTGGCTTCCAATTCACACTAACTAGATCAACTACTGATGTATCTAAGGGGCCGCTGTTTACTGGCTACCAAGTTAAGGCACTACCTGCTATTCCACGTCAACGACTTATCCAGTATCCACTGTCTTGCTTTGACCACGAGTCAGATCACTTTGGAGTAGAGATTGGTTTTGAAGGTTCTGCCTATGACCGTATGAGTCAACTTGAATCTGTTGAGAACCTAGGTGACACCATCCGCGTTGAAGACTTTAGAACTGGTGAGTCCTATATTGGACTTATTGAAGAGCTGGACTTTGTTAACAAGACACCATCAGATAAGCGCTTCTCCGGATACGGTGGAACGCTCTTAGTAACCATTAGGACGGTCTAATGCAGGCACAAGACTATGCAACAGTAGCTGTTGCAGTATGCACAATCATTGGTGGCTTTGCTGCCTCTATCCGTTGGATGGTTAAGCACTACCTCAATGAACTCAAGCCCAACTCTGGGTCAAGCCTTAAAGATTCCGTTACAAGGTTAGAACAAAAAGTAGAAATTCTGTATCAACTATTTATTCAAGAAGGAAAGAGATGAACGATGAAGCCTGTTGCAAAGAAAGCCACGCCTGCCGCTATTGCTGTCCTTCGACAAGCCACAGCGATATGTCCTTTACGGAAGAAAGCCTCGGATGGCCTATTGCCATCAGCAGCACACATCCATCAGAATCCTAATTCAGATCACAATACTGGATACGGTGTTGATTTAACACACGATAAGTTGGGCGGCATTGACTGCGCTAACTTATTCCAAGAACTAAAAGCAGACAAGCGCGTTAAGTATCTTATTTTCCAGGGCAAGATCTGGTCAGCAGAACGTGCCGCAGAAGGTGACCGTGATTACGACGGTTCCAATAAACACAACAAGCATCTTCACATCTCAATCAAAGAGGGCTGTGGAGATGACACTTCCCCTTGGTTCCCTTGGCTGGGAAAACCAAAGGCTGTCAACAAAGTAAAGGCTGCAATCAAGCCTCTACCTAAAAAGAAGGAGAACCAATGAACAAGAAGAAGTTAGAAGCAATGGCAGCTACGTACCTACGTGCTGGAATTGCAGCAGTAATTGCTCTATACCTTGCAGGTGTAACAGATCCAAAGGCTTTAGCAACAGCAGGTATTGCTGCTATCGCAGGTCCATTGCTTAAGGCGATTGATCCAAAGGCTACAGAGTTTGGTCGTGGGTCTAAGTAACCCATCTGCGCGAGGCAAATAGAAGAGGCTCACCCCGAAAGGGGTGGGCTTCTTTTTTTATGCCGTTTTGTCCACAGGACAGGGAACTACTACTAGATTCCCACAGTTAACACAGGTTGCATCCAGGAAGTACCAGACCAGCTCGTAGTCTTCAAAGGTAGCCATAACATTAAATACTTGTGAGCCACACGGACACACGTGAAGTGGTCCTAAACCCCTCAGATCGGTCCCAAAAGGCTCAGGAAGGGCATTCCTGCGCCATCTTAACGATGGCAGGGTTGGTAGACGGAACCGCAGGGTTACTGTACGGTTGCTACTGCTGCGCCCCTTGAGGGCGCCTGCCTGTTTAATTCGCCTCACGGCTCATATTGTAATGACTAGTAGGTGTCGCTACGCGACGACACGCCGTAGTAGTGATAGTCTTCTAGTATGACAACAATCGCAGCACTTGAGGGTATTGATTACGCGGTGCTAGTAGCTGACTCACAGATCACAGAAGATAATCTCGTGACGTTAGCAACTAGTACACCGAAGATAGTTGAGGTCGGTAAGTATCTCATCGGTATCTCAGGTGACACCAGACCTGGTGACATCCTTGCCTATAACTGGAAGCCTCCGGCCTACAGAGGTGAGGACCCTGCACAATTTATGGGAAAGAAAGTTATACCCAGTATCAACCAAGCATTTACAGACAACAACTACGACTACAATAAGGCGGATAAAGATGGCGGCTTCGATTATCTCATTGCTTTTAACGGTAATATCTTTCGTATTGCTTGTGATCTCTCTTTTTTCCAAGCAAATCACGGAGCGTACGGTATTGGTTCTGGTGGGCAGCTTGCTCTTGGCTACCTGTATTCAATCTGCAAACCTGATATGGAATTAGATTACGCCAAGCGACACGCCCGTAAAGCCGTAGAGATTGCTTCGGTACTTGACGCCAATACTGGCAAGCCCATACAGTTAGTAGTACAAGAAAGACTCTAGGAGGAGTTATGATGCAAGTAGAAGAAGACACAATCAAGTGTTCACGATGTGAAGATCTAACACCAGAATCTGAACTAGTAGAGGTTGGTTCTTGGTGGGTTTGCGGGATATGTTATGACGACATCTAAGGCAGACCCAAAGGAACTATTACTTACTGCTCTCAAAGCAGGGGACGCGAAGCGTTCACGATCTACACAAGTACAGATTGGTCCATCAGAGGTAGGTGGCTGTCGCCGTAAGGTGTGGTACCGACTTAACGATCAACCTGAAACTAATGACAACGAATTAAAGCTCGCTGCGATTATGGGTACTGCTATCCACGCAGAGATTGAGAAAGCGTTAGCAGATAATCCAGATGTGCTGATTGAAACTGAAGTTGAATACAATGGAATGAAAGCACACATTGACTGTTTTGTTCCTGGTACTGGTGATGTGATTGACTGGAAGACATCCAAGATTAAGAACCTTGGATACTTTCCATCAACGCAACAACGATGGCAGGTGCAACTGTATGGCTACCTCCTAGCAAAAAACGGCTATGCGGTCAACCGAGTATCTCTTGTTGCTATCGCAAGAGATGGTGACGAACGTGATGTCAAGGTTCATACCGAAGACTACGATGAGTCAATCGCCTTAGAAGCACTCGGTTGGCTAGCGGCTGTTAAGGAAGCTAAGGAAGCACCGGCACCTGAGAAGGATGCAAGTTACTGCCAGCACTACTGTAAATTCTACGACTCATCAGGTGAGATGGGATGCGTCGGTCTAAAAAAAGAACGTATACCAGTCAGTGATGTAATCATTACTGATCCAGATGTTGACAAGAATGCACTGTTGTACTTACAGTTAGCAGCACAGATCAAAGAATTAGAAACACAGCAGGATTCCTTGAAGACATCGCTAGAAGGAGTGCTGGGTACTACTAATTCAGGTATCGAAGTAAGTTGGACTACTGTTAAAGGGCGCGAGTCAGTTGACAGCACTGAGGTAGAAAAACTATTAGGGTTTGTCCCTAAGAAGGTAGGAGCTGAGAGTCAGCGACTATCCGTAAAACAAAGTGGAGGAAAGTAATATGGCTACAGAAGGAACAAAGTTCCAGATTAACTACAAGTTAAATGACGGAACACTTATCAATCTTTACGCAACAGATGTCAAGGAACTAGAGACAGGTCTAACAGATCTTGCAATGGTTGCAACACTTATCAAGTCAACAGGTGCAGAGCTAGGTGGAGTACCGGCACAGGCAGCACCAACAGTTGCAGCAGTAGCGCAGGCATTCAATGCAACACCAGTTGCAGCACCAGCACCAGCAAGTGGTAACACTTGCCGTCACGGAGCAATGACATTGCGATCAGGTGTAGGACAAAAGGGTCCGTGGTCAGGCTATATGTGTGCAGCACCAAAGGGTGCGCCAGATAAGTGCGACACCATCTGGGTCCGATAACTAATGCGGGAGCCAAGTCAATACGAAGCTCCTAGTTGTGCAACTATCGGTGGTGACTTCTGGTTTCCTGATAAAGAATTGGGAACAGTAAGCACTACCGATGGTCAGTATGCAAAATCAATTTGTAGAGGTTGTCCCCACCGCAGAGAATGTGCTGAGTGGGGAATACATAAAGAGAACTTTGGTATATGGGGCGGTCTTGTTCCAAGAGAACGCTTCCGTATTCGCCAACAACGAGGCATCAGATTAAACCAGGAGGACGACGTTGCTTAATCTTTCCCGCGCTTGGAGTGGAGTGCTTACCAAAGCCACACCACTGCCTGATGTGTGGGATGGATTAAAGGCAGAAGGTATTAAGTTTCGCAGGGGCCAGGTATGTATGGTAGCTGCAGCACCTAATGCTGGTAAGTCTATGTTCGCTCTGATCTATGCAATCAAGGCCAAGGTTCCTACACTTTTCTTCTCCGCAGATACTGATACCACTACTGTAATGATGAGGTCTGTATCGCATCTATCTGGTCACTCACAAGTGACAGTAGAGGCAAACCTTTCTAACGATAGTAAGTATTACAATGCACACTTAGACAAACTTTCACACATCAAGTGGGTCTTTGATTCATCTCCAAACATTGATGACTTGGAGTTAGAGATCAGAGCCTATGTTGAACTCTATGGAGAAGCACCTGAGTTGATAGTCATTGATAACTTAATGAACATCACCGCTGAGACGGACAACGAATGGGCAGGACTTAGAGCAATTATGATGGAGCTACACGATATGGCACGCAAGACTGAGGCCTGTGTAGTAGTGCTCCACCACGTATCAGAACAGTCAGAGTAT